CCGGAAGGGGCATCGGAGGCCACGGTGGCCAAGGACGGCATCAACGGCATAATAACCGATTCCAGAGTGTTCGGCTTAATAGGCATGTCGATGTCTAACCCCCTCAGTGCAAAGGGGTGTTTGATGCGGAATGGTAGCGTGCCACGCTCAATTTCGGTGGCAATAGCTGCGAGTGTCGTGATGTCAGTGCCATAAAGGCGTGCCACAAAATCGAGATCAACTTTGCCTTTGTAACCTGAAGCAATATGATTGAACATCTTCTTAGCTGGATCAACCAGCTGTTTGGTGCTCGTAATGGCTTTCTTATTAGCGTTGCTCAAAATGGGCAAATGATCAACAGCCCCTCGTAATGACAAAGCTATAGCTTTGACTAACAAGGATGGGTTGTTTTTGGCCTGGTCAGGCTGGGGCAAGTAAGTCTTCCAAAGAGTACGGAAGATTTTGAGGCCCCACACCGTGGTGCCGTCAGAATTGTGGTAAAAGTATCCACTGCAGAAATCAGCCAGACATGGATTTTCAAAATCAGATATGGATGGGTCAGTGTAAGTGAACAGTAGACCATGTTTAACCATGTGTTCTTGCAAACCAGTCAGCGTGTTATGCATGTATCCCCACAACGATCGGCTCAACATTATGTAAATGTCATCACCACAAACCAGCAGGGCGAAACCTTTTGTTGTGGCTCCCTCGCTGCGCATCTGGTGGACGCAATTATCGAAGTATCTGTAATGCGCGTCCCCATTAGTAATGGAATTTCCGACTAGGGTGTCATCGACACCAGATGTGGTGGTGCCCTCTTTGATGACTTGGACCCCAGATCTGGACGTGGCCTTCCATTTGTATTGTAAAGCATGCGCGGCCAGTGCGCGTTCGTCAGCACCATATTCTTTGTAAATGTGATGTCGGTAAGCAAGTGCGCCGACCGTGATGCTGGCTTCGTAGCTGTCACCATCACCGCCAGTGACTAAAGGCGGTCCCTCTTTTTCAGACAATAGCTCGGTGTTCCTCTCATGCCATTTACCCAACTCAAAAGCAGTCATACCAATGGATAAAGTGATGTTTTTCTTGGAGTGCCAGTCACCGGCCAAACGGTGCGTCATGGCACGAGACCAAGGTCCGAATTCCATATGATAACGTGGTGGATAATCGATGATGTTACGTGGCTTGAGTTTGGAACCTTTCTCAGTCTTAACGAAAATGCTACAATTGGCCGCTAACTCGTCAATTTGTGAACCGCCAGCTTTCCAAGCGTTGTGGTCTTTGATTATGACTTCACGGCGGGCGGGCGGGAAAGTGACTAACCAGTTGGCATCAGGGTAACGTTTGACTGGTGGGTCGAAAGTATAAAGGACCGGCGGTATGGTATCGCGCGC